TATAAAATAATTAATATAATATGAAATTTAATTTTTTTTTACAATTAAATATTTTCTTTTTATAATTATATATAGTTATTATGTCAAGTGTATCAAGACATGAGCTTACACCATTTTTTGGAAACGATGGACGTACAGACTTATTTATCAAACTTTTTATAGAACCTGTACCAGATTTAATTAGTTCTATTAATGAAACAAATCCAAGTACCATAAGACAATATTCACGTGCATTAGATATTATGATGGCGGAAAATTACAAAGTTAAGACTTCAGACATGAGAAATAATGATATTCACAATGATTTTACAGATTTTATTATTAACACAGCATTATTTCATAAATCCATTGATAACAAAACTGGAAGTGATATTAATGCAAGAAATTTTTTAAATAGTGTGTTAAAAAATTGGTCATCATTATCGGCATTTAGTAAAAAATTTTATAAAAAATTTGTTAATTTTATGATAAAAGAAAATTCGGGATTCAGAAAAATAGAACCAGATATGGAAAATTATAATGAAAAAAATATTGCCAATTATAAAATAGTTATTAATAAAATTAATTCTGCAGGACAAGATATATTATCATTCACTAATATGATACCTCAATATGCATATTTTTTTGGTAATATATGGGCTTCTAATTCTATTGGTAATGTCGTTAAAATTTTCGATAATAGTAAGATCCAAGCTAACTTACCTGAAAAATTAAAAAAAATATACTCTAGTTTTAGAGATGAAGGCGAGTGGAAACCTGAAGAAAAGCAACAACAAGAGAAAGAGCAACAAGAGGAAAAGAAAGAACCATCCCCACTTACTCCACCATCACCACATACTCCTCCACCATCCCCACCTACTCCACAATCCCCAGATATTCCTACACCACCACCTGGATCACCTGGATCACCTGGACCAACTGCACCACCTCCACCACCACCTGGACCACCTGGATCACCTGGATCACCTGGATCACCTGGACCACCTCCACCACCACCTGGACCAACTGGATCATCTGGACCAACTGGATCACCTGGATCAACTGGATCAACTGGATCAAAAGAACATTCTACCTATGAAAAACTTTATAATGAAGCTGTACAAGCTATAGAAGAATATGAAGACGCAAACCACGAGATGCAAATCACAGTAGGCAAAAAAAATATAGACTTATCTAAGGAACTTAGAAGATTAGAAATTGAACGTGAATCTACAGCGAATCCCGAGGATAAAAATAAATTAAATGAAAGGATAGAGGATGTTAAAAAGGAAGTTACTAAAGCCAAAAAGGAATACGATGATTACAAAAAAAAAATCAATGCATTGTTGAGAAAAAAACGTGCAGCAGTTTTAAAATCTGGTATGAGTATGACTGATGAATATAAATTGATACAAGCTTATAGAGCAAAAAAGGGATATCCACCATTAGGGGCGTTGGGTGGTTTTGCTCCTTTTAATAGAATTCAAGATATCGTAGCTCGACAAATAGGGGGAGGACATTATTCTCCAGGTATATTTAAAATAATTTATAATTTATTTTTCGATGGACAAGGTAGTTATGTAATGAATAATCAACCCACAGTATGGAATTCAAATGTAACAAATAAAATATTTAATATTTCGATTGATAGGCTAATTTTTAGTAGATTATTCCGAAAGAAAAGATCAGAAGTAAGACCAACAGAAACAGAAATTTTTGAACCTTGTATAAGTATGATTGACAAGAATGTATGGGATATTGACGAAACTGGCAAGTGGTACGTTATTGATTCCCAAGGGAAAAAACTTTATTATGATGCTAATGACCCAAAAACTAGTCAACTATTGAAAAACAATTTCAAATGTTATTCAAGTGCTCTCAACTTCGAAAATGACGAACAATGCGAAAAATACATGTCTCAATGTCTATTATCACAAAATCCCAAAGAAGTAACAGATTGTATTGATTTTTGGAAAACAAGTGACTATTTTAAGGTAACTAAAAGTGAAATTTCAAAAATGCATCCATTAGTTGCAAAAGCAACATTAGCAAAATTTGGTTTTCGTGAACGTAGTGTCTATGATCCAATTGCTAAAATGAACATCAAAAAAGTCGAATCTGTTGATCATTGGCTTAAAGAACAATTACAAAAGAAATTTTCTGGTATGAAATCAGATGATGGAAAACCTATCGCCGATATTATTCAGGAAAATCAAATGTTAATTGATTATCTTCAAATGCTTGTTGATTATGTAAATTCCAACCCCAAAATATTAAATGCCGATATTTCCGGTGTAAGGACAGCAGAAGCAGTTGGTTATGTTGGTGCTTCCAAATTAGCCGAAAAGTTAGGTATTGAAATGAGACAAGAACCTATTGATGTTAAAGGAAGTGTTTCTTATGATTTCGGAAGATTAAATTCACACGTTAAAACAAGTTATATTGGTCAACTAGGTCGTAGATCTAATTTATTTTCTCCTTTATCTCTCACTTTTGGTAACTTCCCAAGACATGCTTTTATGTCTCCATATTCTGTTTCATCTCTTTCATTTCCTTTTGCTACTCAATATGGTGGACAACTAGGTCAAGTTCATTTACCAATGTTTGAAACAAAAACAAATGTCAATAAAATTACTGGTGCTGATGCATTGAAATCCGTCATTGTGAATACTATCAATGAAATTGAAGCAATTCACAAAAAAATTATGGATAAATCCGATTATGATAAAATTATGAAAAAAATTGAGAATTTAAAATGTATTGAAAAAGATCTTGTTGATGCAGAAATGACATTACAAGAATACAGAGATTTGTTAGAAACTTTTAATAATTATGAACCTGAAGTTGTAACTCGGGAAAAAATACGTGAATATATCGAAAAATACAAAGGTTTATATAACGTTCAATTTGATCATGAAACATTTTTATTGAAAATATTCGAGACCTTGCAAAAACTATTATCCTGTGAAAAATGTAATGATGTTGAATATAAAGAAATTACTTTTTAAAAAATATATTTAGTTTTTATTTTATTTCTGATATTTTAATATCATAAATAAATTAATAATTTTTATCTACAAAAACTAAACCAGCTAAACCATTTGTTATTCTTAAAATATTATATGTTAAAGCGTAACATCTAAATTTTATGGGAACACATGGTGATATAAATTTATTAATACTCAAATCAATTTTAATATTTGCTATTTGACTCATATTGCAACTTCCAGATGGTTGAAATTTATTTGGGAATAAACTAAAAGAAAAAAGATTTATTCCTTCGCTTGGTGAATATGTACAATATTGATATGGTTGAACATAATTAAAATATTGATATTCCCTCTTAGATAACCTGCATTGTCCATTTAGAATTATTGTTTCTGAATCTACTAAAGATTTCCCTGAATTAATAACACGAGCACCTAGATAATCAAAATAACGTCTACAACAAAATTTATCAGTATAATTAAAACAATCATGCACATTTGAGAAGACATCTAATTGACAGACCCAAACTAAAAATTTACATGGATTAACAAAATCCAAATTTATTTGACGATTTGGACCATCAATAATTTTTTCTCCTGAATATAATACTTGTTCTATTAAATAATCAATTTTCGAATTGAGAAATCTATATCTCTCTTCTTCATCTAAAAATACATAATCAACCAATATATAGGCATTAACTATATCAACGCATGATACTAATGGGTTAGTTAGTAAAACTTGTTGTGCACATAATTCTGGCATTACTATATAACCCGTATCGCAACCTTTTATAAAATATTTTTGTTTACAATTATAATAAAAATTTTGTTGATCCATATAATTATCAAAACCATTGAAATCATCAATAAATTCATCACAAGTATCAATAGATAAAAAATCACAATCAGTAGTTTTTATATAATATAATCGTTTGTTCATAATATCATAATTTGTAAAAATACCACGTGCTACTCTCCCATTTATATTTTGTTCAATAGTTTCGTATGGTTGAAAATTAACCAAATCATTATATATTTGTATATAATTTGTAGGACTAATAATGTGACATTTTTCAAAATCATTTAATTCTAATATGACTCTTACATCAGTATATTGTAAACATAATATTGGTAATGCGAGCCCATATGTTTTTGAAAACCAAAAATTTAGTGGAATGTATAATGTGAATTCATTTTTACAAGATGATAAATTAATTAGTTCGGGTACATCACCAATCATATTTAAAAAACCATATTCTCTTGGACCAAATAATTCGTAGAATATGTTTAACCATTCACCATATTGTTTGTCAATTATATGTCCTCCTATCTCAAAAGTTATATTTTTTATTATAGCAAATCCTATTTTGCGTACCCAAGCAAATTTATACTCGGAATTTATAGTTTGAATCATTGGTAATGTGATGACCAAGACCATATTTAAAATGGAATCTCCACTTTTTGAAATAATACATGTTGATTTTTTAGAAAAATTTGGTTTGAAATTGAAATATTGTGGAATAGGTTCAGTTGAAAAATTTGTATGTCTTCTATAAATTATTTTAAAAAAAGTTATTTGGGGGTCATGAGTCAAAAATAAATCTTGAACACCTTTAGCAACTAATTGAATAATTCCAGCTGTCATATTATTTTTAATATCATAACATTATATTAAAAATTATATATTTATACGACAATTTTATATTTATTATTAAGGAATTAGTGCTTTGAAATATCAAAATAATATAAAATTTATTATTTAATCACAAATATTTAATATAAACGAAATAAGATTATTTTGTTATTTAAGTGCATACTTTTACAAAAAAAAATATTATAAAATAATAAACTCATAAAAAAACTAATCCACCTAATCCACCAATTATTCTCAATATATTAGTTGTCACACAAAATACATCAACAGAAAATCTTAGTTTTCCTTGTTTAATTTTACAAACTATTTCTGGTGATAATTTAATCAACAAACCAAGACTTTCTAATTGACTCAAATTTATTGATCCTGATGGTTGCAATAATTTTGGATATAAAGCAAATGAATATAAAAATATATTCTTTGTCAAACTTGAATAACCATGATTATATGGTTGAACAAAATTATAATAATTAGCATCTTTAGCATGTTCTCGATAAATTTCATTAGTTTGAATAGCAATAGATTCGATGGCGTTATTATCATAGTAAGAAAAATCATGCCAATTTATAATTTTATTAAAATCATTATTATCACAAATATCATAAAATCTAATAGTCCAAAACATAAGCTTACACATATTATTAAATTTTAATATGATTTTTGAAAAACAATCATCAATATCTGTTCTATCTTGAATTATAGTACCACTGTATTTAATATTCTCAATTAAATATTCCTTATTTGACTCGACCAATTTTAGTCTTTCTTCACTATCTAAACAAACATATTCGATTAATAATTTACAATCCACTTCAGGAACACATAAAAAATTAGAATCACATTTGTCCCAATATGCAACTTCCTCCAAAGATTTTAGTTTTATTGTTAGTTCTATATCTGAATATTGTAATGCAATAATTGGTAATGCATTATTTACATATTTACAAAACCAGAATTTTAATGGGATATACATAACATGACTTTTTTTTGGTATATTATCATAAGTATATAACTCTGGTAACATACCTAACATATTATTAACCGCATTTTCCTTATTAATATTATGATTCATTAAAAAATCCAAATAATAAAATAAACCAGTATGATTATCTATTTCATATTCTCCAATACTTAAACTAATATTTCTAATAATTGCATATCCCAAATATTTAGCCCATGCGAAATTCGCATTAATATCATATAATTTTCTAATACGTGTATCAATATACGAACCATAATAGCAACCATTAATTTCTAATTTTAATAAGTATTGATTGTAAGTATTAATAATGCTTAATAATTTATTTCTTAATATATCTTGATTAACACAATCAATATTATACAACGGATCATCTTTTATCAAATCTTGAACTAATAAATCAAGTATGAATTTTATTATGTCATGTATTGATTCAAATTCATTATATGTATATTCTATTATTTTAGTTGGTATTAAGAAATTCCAATATGCCATTGAAGGATAATTACTTCCAGATTCATCTTCAATGATAACATTAATATTTTCCTCATTAGTTTCGTTTAATGATATATTTTTTGTATTTAATAAATATTTGTAATAATCTACTGCTAATTTGCCATTATTTTTTGAAATAATTTCCTTAAAATGCGTTAACATATCGATAAAAGTTCTATGAATTATTTTGTTACTCTGTAATGGCAAATCCTCAAAAATACTCATATAAGTTTCAGCACATTCATAAAACATATTTTCTGTCATTGGGACAATTTTTAACTGTTTATGAATTTCACCAAATATTTTATTTAATATATTCTTTTTATCTGGAAATCTATTATATATTTTTTTAACATAACCATCATTATCATTTATATTATTATCAATAGTAGGTTCCATGTATATATCAACATTATTATTATAAATATTTATGATAAATTTGTTATTACAATTATTGTTATTAAATATATTGTAAAGACTTGCACCATAAAATAAATTGGGATTTATTGAAATATTACTAATTTTTAAAAGCTCAAAATTCATCAAATATGTGTTAAAAATTGTCTTATTTTTTTCCAAAAAATTTTTATTTAAATAATCAATTATTTTATCTAAACTAATTTCAAGATCATAAAAACAAGTATTATTAATTAAATATTCAAAAGATTGATTTTTATTATCACATAAAAATTTGGCAAAAATGTTATATGCTTGTTGTAAAGTTGCACCTATACATAATTCAGTTCCTTTATTTTTAATTATTGTTGTTTCAACAACTTCTCCTATATTATTTGTTTTATATTGTTGTGGATATAATTTATAATAAATAGGTGACAGTATTTTATTACGAAATAAATCATCATATAAAATCATTTGTTTTCTGCAGATATAATTCCATATACTCGAAACAGAACTTATTATATTTGCTTCCGAATTAGAAGATGAAGGAATTTCATCATAATTTAGTAAATATAATCTGAAAAATTTAACAATAGATAATTTTAAGTTGATTTTGTTATTATCATTGATGTTATTTATTGAATCAATAAAATCTAATATATCAATTGAAAAGGTTAATAAAAGTTTATCTAGAGGAAATAATAGATCTGGGACCAAACTTATATTTGCTGTTAGTGAATTTGGTTTGGTATAAATATATCCCAAATAATTAATATTATTATAATTATCGAATGAATTGATTAAATCGTCTTTTTTATATAATTTATAATGTGAAAATATATGTATCAAACTAGTATTTTTAATGTTTTTTTTAATAATATGATCATAGATACTATCCTCTAAACAGTAATGATTTTTATTGGAATCATAATATAAATTTAATAGATCATATTTGTATTGATTTAAATTTATTTCGTCTATTTTTTTATTAGTATTAAAATTATTTTTCCAAAAAGTTCCTCCTGGATATTTAAATATTTCATACAAGTTTTGCATAACAATAAAAGGAACAAATTCAAACAAATAAATTTTTTTAAATATCCCATTATTTTTGATATTATTATTTATATTTTCCAGAATTAATCCTTCATGTTTTGATGATTTTAATATATTACATAAATATAATGGTTTGTCAAGATTTTCGGTATTTGAATAGTCCAGAGTAAAATATGACCAATAATTCGACAATGAATAATATAATTTTATTTTTTCATTATTATAAATATTTTGTAAACTATTAAAAAATATGTTGCTACAATCTCTAATCCAATTTAAATAATAATGATTATTAATTTTATTTTTGTGACAAAAAATGTTTATATTATTATCATCAAATATTATGTTATTATTATCAAAATAAAATAGGAAACCATATTTTAAACATTTTTTATTAATGATTTCTAATAATAAAATAAATTGTTGGATATTAAAATCTAATGTTGTGTTAAAAATATTAATAAGGTCATTTTTTATTTTTATTAAATCATGTTTTGAATCATAAGATTTTAAGTTTAATTCTGTAACATATTTTTTTGTAATTAAATAAAAATCTAAATTATAAATATCAGGATTTTCATATCTGTTTTTAATTAAATTCAAAAAATATGATGAAATACAGCGATTTGATTCAACTAGAATAATTTCGTTTGTGTTTATTATATCATAAATAACATAATTTTGATCAATAAATGTTTCCTCAGCGAGATTTGAAGAAAACACAAATGATCTAACGGTATCGTTGATGATTTTTTTAATAAAATTTGAATTAATAATTTTAATTATATTGGGATTTATATTATTATACAAATCATAAAAATATTTATACAAATCATATTTAATTTTATTTTCGGGATCTTTTAAAATTTTGACATTTAATAAATTCAGATAATAGTCATAAATATTTATTGGTTTTATTGTATTTTTTTCTAAATTATTATTGGAATATTTATGAATAATTGATTCGATATTAACAGTGGGCGTACTGATAGAATTTAATAAAATTGTTGAATTATTTATTATTTCTTTATAAGAAACAATTACTGATCTAATATATGGTTCAATAATATTAATGTATTCATCGAATGATATTTCACTATTGAGTATAAGACAATCAATATTAATACCAACACATGCTAGAATATTTTTTAGTTTGATAATATCTAGTCTATCATAAATAAGTGAAACATTAGGTATTTTCACTATTAGATACATTCTGGAAATAAGATCTGCTAATCTTTTGAGTCTAATTGTTGAAGATGTACCAAATTTTAGTTTATTTTTTAAATTCACAATTTTTTCGAACTTTATAAAATTAGTGTGTCTCCTATATACAATTTTAAAAAATGTTATTTCGGGATTATTTGTTAAATATTTATCCTCAACACCTTGCGCTATTAATTGTAGAAATCCAGCAGTCATATAATTATAATAAAATACTCCTTTTTATAATTATTTAATTAATATTATAATTGTTATTATTATAAATATATGTTATCTTATGTTGCAATGAAGGATTATGAACCATTGGATAAAATTATTAATTATTGTAAAAAATCTGCTAATTTTATTAGTAAATGGGAAATATTATATTATGATTATTGTTTTGATTTATATCACAATAAAAATATTGATGAATTAAAATCAACGCTTGGTGGAATATTATATGAGGATCTTTTAAAATGTATTTATGAATATATTGTAGAAAGTAGTGGATTATTAATTAAAATAGAAAAATTGGATGAAAATAATTTGCAAAGTATATTATACATTAAATCTCTAGATCCATTCATTGATTTTTATTTTTCATGTAAATACGATATAAATATGACTATGTGTGATATCGAATCATTATCAGATAATAGCATTTTTATTGATAAAATATTTAATAAATTTAATAAAAAAATAAATTATTTGGATGTTTTTAATACTCGGATTAAATATTTGTATGATTTGGATAATTTTATACCTGGACATTATAAAAAACAAACAACTCCATATGTTTCCAATGGTAAGGTTACCTATGTATTACCAAATGTAATCATATATTTTAAGAACAAAAAAATACTCGATATGATATGTCAATTATTAAAAATCA